AACTACAGTTGCAGGGATTTTGTCAACTTCTCCATCATAAACTATTGTATGTTTGTACATCTGTTTAACTCCCTCATTATTTATATTTTTATTTAATATACCTTCTGCTATTAATTTAGCAACTATGTCTTTATGTCTGATATAATAGTCTGTATCTGCTTTACTATCTACAAAACATACTTCTATTAATATTGCTGGTGCTTTTGTATGTCTAAGCCAGTAAAGTCCTCTTACGTCCGATTTTGCACCTCTATTTTCGAATACTGTTGCTAATTTATCATTAACTCTTTCGGCATACACTTTGCCATTATTAGTTTTGTATATTGTCTCTGTACCCATAGGATTTAATGTTGTATGGTCAGCGTTAAAATGTATTTGTACAGCTACATCTACATTTTGCCTATTGGCAATTTCACATTGTTCTGCTAAATAGTTATTAGACTTATCTACTTTTCCAGTATATACAGTAGCTCCACCTTGTTTCAACCATTTTACTATTAAATCAGTTAGGATTCTGTTTTCTTTTCCTTCATCTATATACCCAGTTGCTCCTGTTCCTTTTCCACTTAAAGTGTGTCCTGGTACTATTGCTATTTTCATTATTTATTTTCCTCCTTCAACTGTTTGTAAACTTGATTTGCTCCTATTGCAACTCCCCAACATAAAATACCTTGTAAAATTGATGAAGGGTTAAATCCTAGCATCCATATTGAAAATCCAATTCCTAGCACAAGCAATATGATTGGAATGTATTTATTATCTAACTGTTTGTATTTCTTAAATCCAAATCCTAATACATTAAGAGCAACTACTAATAAAAGCAGTTGCTCTGGTATAAAACTTATTAAATTATCCATCTTTTATTTTCCTCCAATTCTATTTATAATTTCATCAATTCTAAGATGTGCTTGTTTTGTACTTGCTTCTACTTTTGCAACTCGTTCACTGATATCTAAGAAACTTGTATTAAACTTTGCTACATCATGCTTTATATCTCTTACATTCTCACACAGAAAAGTTATTTGTTGTTCCAATTTTGTAGTTGTTTCTGTATCATCTTGTATCTTTCTGTTTGAGCTATTTCTAAATGCTAAGTAGGATATTACAACTCCTGCAACTGCACATAATAGATTTATGCTAATTTCTTCCATACATCCTCCTAGTTTTAATAATATAATTTATTATGCGAAACAAGCAATATAATAACCTGTAAAAGTATATGACTCATAATTAGTATCATATGAATGAACTGAAAAACCAGTTTTATTGCTATCTATAGTAATCCAGGCACGTTCAGAACCTCCTGTACTACTTCCTAAAGAACTACCACTGGGATTATAATAATATACATTTCTTCTAAAGTAAACATAGACAATAAGGTAACTTGCACTCTTGCCAAAATTAGCAGAAAAAGGATTCCTATCATCTCCATCAATGGGACCATGTCTAATAGAATATTTGCTTTTCAATTGAGTTTCTAAATTGCTTATATTGCTCTTAAATCCTGTAATATAGTTCGCATAATCTTGAAATGTTTGTTCTGATGTAGCGGGAGAGCCGATAGCAGTTGATAAAAGTGTTTTTCCACTATCGGCTTCTTGAAAAGCCTCATCTGCTCTATCTATACATTCTTTCAATGCTCCTTCTACATTTTCACTTGTAAATTTACTTTCTGTATCTTCTATAGTTACATTCTTTGCTTCTAATACAAGATTTCTAACTTTATTAACTAACTCCTTAAAAGTCATTTAATCACCTTCTTTCAATAAAAAAAGAACCTACTACGCTGTTGGTTCTATTCCTTCCACTACTCCACTCTGTTTAATTATATAATCCTCTACTGCTGTCCTATAGTCTGTGTTAGTTACATCATCTAATTCAAATTCTCGATTTTTTAAAGGATTTAAGCCTCTACTTAAAATCCTCTCTGCTAATATTCTTACTACAACATTATTTATATTCATTATAATAATCCTCCTACCTTTTCATTTTCTGCAATTAGTAATTGATTTTCTAACTCTTGTATTCTCTTTTCTTCTTCTGTAACGAATATTGGTATTTCTTCCAAAATTGGTTCTTTTGTTTCTATATTTATACCTATAATTCTATTTTTAGTATAGTCTATACTTCCATACTCAACATCAATACAATGTAATTCAGTTATTGTATCATGTTGCAATATATCTCCTGTTGCTTCTCCTGTTTGGAGAAGTATTTTGCCTGTTTGGTCGTAAATTATTCTATTTGCTCTATTCATTTTATCACCTCTTTTATATAAATTTTATAGCATGCCAAGAATGTAGGTAACTAGAAACATTAGGACTACTTGCAGGAACATTAATGCCTTTATTATTTATATATACATCACGCTCATTATTTGAATAAATAATTCCACTTCCACTAAAATCTTGATTAGAATTTTTTTCTTTAGTAAATACAATTCTAGCCGAAAAATCTTTTTTTTCCCAAAACCAATTTATATTACAAGTAGCAATAACAATATGTTTAAAAAAATAATTATTAGAAGTAACATATTGACATTCAGCAACAAAAATATTAGGAATAAAACCTAAATTATCAATCTTAAGCCAAGTACCAGGTTGTCTACCAAAGGACTCTCCATATAAATTAGCCATTAAAGAACTATTTTTAACAACATCAATAGTACCACTGGCATATTTATACTTAGAATTTAACTGTGATATAGTATTATTAGCTTGTGTTAACTGATTCATCAAATCCTGCGCACTAGCGTCTCCACTATCAAAACTTGCTTTAATTTTTTCTGATAATTCCACTAATGTATTATTTAAACTTGCTTCTATATTTTTAAGTGCTAAAGTATTTATAATACTTGTTTTCCCATTTTTAAATCCTTCTCCAATTTCTGTTAACTTAGTTGATATATCTTGTAAATTAGCGTCAGCTGGTAGTGGCATTATACTCTTACTTATAGTAACAACTTGCTCATAAGTCATGTTATTAATATCTGTAACAACTATTTTAAGTGTATGAAGTGCATTATCTTCAAGTGTATAGTTAATAGTTTTTTCTAAGTATAAATCTGTAGTAAAAGTTTCTTTTAATACATCATCTATAAACCATTCAATTTTAGATAGTTTATTTTCTTCTGTATGTCCTGCTGTAAAAACAGCCTGTTCTGGTGTATAAGAACTAATAACAAGAAAAGGTAATCCTTGCAATAATGTTATTTTAGCTTTTCCATTTTCTTCTGCAATGCCTCCGCCAACAGTCATAGAAGTATTTTCTAGCCAATATTCTTTGGTTGGTATATATCCAGCTGGTTTATAACTATTTTCTGTTAAAACATAGCCACTTCCACCACCTGCATTATAACCGCTCCCACCTCCATACCATCCGCCACCTCCACCGCCATAATTTTCTCCTGAACTAGCTGATACAGCACTTCCGCCTTTTCCAAAAGAGCCATCTAATCCTGCTTCGCCTTTACCACCATTAGTTTGAGTTCCTTTGCTATCTGCTTTAGAACCATCACCTCCAGCATCTCCACCACCATCTCCACCTTTTGTTTCAAAATTATTTCTACCACCTCCACCTGCTACAATTATTCTAGATAAAAGACTTTGTTCATTATCCCAAGAACCACCAATAAGTCTTATATCTGTTGCTCCGCCACCATTACAATACAGTATTCCTCCACCAGAAGGGCTTTCATGCATCATTGCTTTTCCTCCACCATTAAATGTAGAGTCATAATTTGAACCTTTCGAACCAGCGTAAACATACAATGTTGTTTCTTTTCTTAAAGTTAATTCTCCTTTCGAATATCCTCCTTTTGAACGTAAGTTAAAGTCAACTATTCTAATGCCTCCACCACCAGCTGCTCCCCAACATTCAAGTAAATACTTTCCTGGTGGCAAAACAACTTCTTGTTCTCCATGTATATAATTAAAGTCATAAACCTTAGCCATCTTCTTCTCCTTTCTATATAGGTAACATATTATTCACATTTGTTGTAATACTAGATAAACCACCATTTACCTTTTCTTCTAAATTAATCAGCCTATCTTCGATTTTCTTAGATGAATAAGTAGTCATTTCAGATACTCTGTTATCATCCACAGTTGCATTAATAAAATGAGTTTCTGCATTTCCATTTATCACATAGACATTTAACTCAGCTTTTACTTCACTTCTAATTTCTATAGAATTATCATCTATAATTTTAAAGTTTGTAACTACATTTTCTTTTGTAGTAGCATCTATAATATTTACAACTATTCTCTGTGTTAACAAACTATGTGTTACAGTTGCTTTGAATCCATTTTCTGCATCCTCAACCCAATCATCAATTGCGACCCTTTGAGTGTATGCAACATTTGAGCCACCTGCGATTAATTGGTCGATTTTAGTATTTAACTCTGTTTTAGCAGTTTCTATGTTGCTTGTTAATTCTGTTTTAGTTGTATCAATTTTAGTATTAACAGTACCTATTTTAGTTTCTAAGTCTTGTATATCTTTGAGTGTTGCAAAGATTATTGTTGGGTCAATTTTAAGTTCTATATTATTTACATTAGATACAATAAGCACAGTTTTAACCTTCATGTCTACCACTGCACCTTGTTCTATAGAAGGTTTATAACACTCTTTGTATTTAGAAATGGCAATTAAATTATTTTCATCATCTAAATATCCTATTTCTCTTATCATAAACCGCCTACACTTGATGGTATTAAACTCTCTAATATTATACAATTTGGTGCAGTTTCATCTGTAGTTGTATTTCCATATTGCCTTCCCATACCACTTTTTGAGAGCTGTCTGACTCTCAGTTGGAGTATATTCACTCCCTCCTCCATCACCAAGTTGAATTTTTACAAATCCCACTTTATTACCTGTGACACTTGCATTTGCTATCTTTGCTTTCCTACATCTGTAATTATAGTGTAATAACTTTTATCTATAGCCAATATATCACCTCCTAAAATATTGTTATCTCTTGGTATCCAACTCCATTGCCAGTTAATACATCAATTTCTCCATAAGTTTCTATATCTGGTGGACTCCAAGGGTATATAGTTATTTCTTGACCCATTAGGGTTGTTATACCAAAATTCATATAATTGTCTTTGCTTATAAGCACTCTAGTGTAATCTAAAGTCATATTACATGGCTTAATATTACTTACAAAAGAATGAACTTCCTCAAACCAATCTTGATTTCTAGCATCACTCTCAAGGTGTATGTTATAAGTAGCATTATTTATAGTTAACTCATAATTACCTTCTCCAACTATACTATCTAGCCAATTCCTTAAAAATCTCTCTGAGTAAGGTAATTTACTTATATATTTACTAAAAATCCTAAACCTTCTATCTTCTAAACTCTCATTACTTTTAGGAGTTATAGACATTATCTTTTCCCATCTTTTTATACCACTTGGAGTTAAATCCTCTAAAAACTGGTCACTTGATAGGTCATTTAATTTTTCATGTAGTGTTTTTATTTCTTTGTTTTCTACATTAAATACTTTTATATATTCTTCTTTATCTTGTAGAATTTGTGGTAAGTAATTTATTAGATTAATCTCTTTATCCAACTACCTCACCTCTCACTACTATACTGTTACTATCTATTGTTAGATTAGATTTAACTCATTTATCATTGTGTTTGTAATATCTAACACTCCATCATACTAAGTAATCTAGTTTCAATTTGAGATATACGGACTATTAAGTTTTCTTCATCTTCCCAACTCATGTTAAGTTCATTTAAATAGTCGTCTATTGCTTCTTCTGCAATTGATTTTATATTCTCCCAAGTGTAGCCATTTTTGTATGTTATCTCTGCTGATATATTTATAGTTGTACTTACAACACCTGTAACAGTAACTTTATGCCCTATTGGTGCTAATCCTAAGCCTTGTCCTTGATGTCCAATTGGGTCAATTTCTTCTTGCACTAAATTAACTAAATCACTAGATGGAACTTTG